AACTACGTGATCAATACCAGGCTTTGGAGCGCAATATTGAATTGCAAAAAGAAGCTGCAGCAAAGTCGGTTTCTAAAGAGCCTAAAAAATTAGATCGTTCAGCATCTTTTGAGAAATATCTCCGCAAGGGATATTCTGCTTTAAATGCAGAAGAGCGCAATATTTTGTCTCGAGGCCAGGCCACCCAAGTGGTTGGTACTGATGCACTTGGAGGGTTCGGAGTGCCGCAAGGATTCTCTGGTGAGGTAGATATCGCTTTAGCATTTACTGGTGAGTTAGAGCGTTTAGCTCGTGCTTTTAATACTGCTTCAGGTAATTTAGTTCCTTACCCTACGAATAACGATACTGCAACGGATGCAATCTTAACAGCGGAAGCTGCTGAAAGCACTATTCAGGATCTTACTTTGGGAGTAGTCAACTTGAACGCTTACAAGTATACTTCTTTAGTGAAGGTATCTGAGGAGCTTATGCAAGATGCTGGCTTCGATTTGACGGCGTTTGTTTTAGAACAGCTAGGTGAGAGAATATCGAGAGCGACCAACACGGATTTTAGTGTGGGTTCAGGAAGTTCAAAGCCTCAAGGTATTGTAACAGGATCTAGTCTAGGAAAGACTGCTGCTTCTGCCACTGCAATCACTTCAGGAGAGATCTTAGATCTTATCTATTCGGTAAACAAAGCATACAGAAACTCTGCAAGCTTTGGCCTTATGATGAACGATTCCACGGTTGCTGCTGTAAGAGCTTTGGGCCTATCGGTTACCAACGACTTCCCAGTCTTCGTACCGAGTATGTCAATAGGTGAGCCGGATCGTATTATGGGTATCCCTGTATATGTCAACAACTCAATCGACGGAATTGCTACAGGCAAGAAAACTATTATTTGTGGTGATATGAGTAAGTTCATTATCCGCAGTGCTGGCGGCCCTGTAATCGAAAGAATCGATGAGCAGTTTAAGTCGGCTGGTATTACAGCCTTCCGCGCGAAAGTTCGCAAAGATAGCCACGTGTTAGATACTACAGCAATTAAGCATCTTATCCAAGCTTAGTGAAAGTTGAAATGACTCAGTTAATGGTTGGGCCTACAATCCGCTACGACGTCGGCGTCGTAGTGGATTTGCCCGCCATTGAAGCTAAAAGGCTAATCGAGGCAAACATCGCGAAGGCGGTAGCTGAGACACCTAAGAAAAAGGCAAGACAGGCAACAGGTAAAGCAGTAGAAAAAAGAGGTTAATGGCTTTCGACATAATAACACCAGCAAATGAGGACGTTCTTTCTTTGGTAGAAATAAAATTATTTCTACGCTTAGATTCTTCGGACACTTCAGAGGATACGACCCTGGGCGTTTTTCGTTCTGCTGCGTTATCTATGGCGGAAGAATACACACGGCGTTTGTTTGCTACAACAGTCATCGAGGAGTATTTTGATTCGTTCCCTGCCTATGACGGTATTACTGATCGAGCTATGATCTACCTCGCTAGAGGACCAGTGGCCAGCGTTCAATCGGTAAAGTATATCGATGAACTCGGAGCAGAGATCACAGTCCCTACGAGCGACTACACTATCGACAAAATAAGCGAGCCCGCTAGAATTATGAGCTCGGATGGTTGGTTCAATGCGAAGGTGACCATCAACGCGGTGATCATTCGCTATACTGTTGGAACTGCTGCCAGTGCTGTAGGCGCACCGCTAAAACAAGCGATGCTCTTAATGATTTCCGATATGTACGAAAAGAGGGAGAACAGCGTACACCGTATGCCTACCGCTTCCGAGTACTTAATGAATCCTTTCAGACTGTTCAGATTTTAATGAATCCAGGTAAGCTAGACAGAAAGATCACACTACAAAATAGGACCGTTGGCAGTACAAACGCTTTCGGCGAGCCTGTTGTGACCTTCCCTACTCTAGCCGTAGTCTATGCCTCTATTGATGACAGAGGCGGAAAGGAAAAAGAAGAGGCAGAAAAAGACACAGCCATAGGAAAGGCGGTCTTTATTATTCGCTTCCGTACTGATGTAAGCACGACAACGCAAATCTCGTACAACAGCGAGATCTATGACATAAGAGCGATCAACGAGCACGGGCGCAAAAGATTTTTAGAACTCATCACAGAGAAGCGATGAAACCAGGGTTCACGATACAGCTTAACGGCTTAGACAAAGTGCAGCGCAAGCTAGACGCTCTGAAGGAAATAGATAGAAAGAAACACAGGCAGTTTAGAAACGGATTAAAAAGAGCCTCTAAGATTTTCGTGAAGTATATGAAGACGGAGCTCGTAGGTGTAGGGATAAAGCGTAAGGTAACTAAGACCAACAAATCCGGTAAGACTGTCATATTTAGAAAGGGAGCACTCTCGAAGAGTATAGCATATATACCGTCGAGAAATAAAAAGTCTCTCATTGGATATATAGGCCCAAGACAAGGGAAAAGAGCTGGTAAAACTTATGACGGTTACTACGCAAGTATTGTAAACACTGGCGCAAATCCTGGAGGTAGCAAGAGTAATGCAGTAGGATTCGCTGATCGTGCATACCATAAAGGAAAGACCGAAACACAGAGAGCACTAGAGAAGGAAGTAGAAAAGATACTAAACAAAACACTTTTACAACTAGCGAACAGCTAATGCAGGCAGGAAAGGCGATATATAACATTTTAGCAGCAAGCGCAGTGAACTCTAGCGTAGGAGGTAGAGTATACCCCCAACTAGGGCCACAGAATGCCGTCGCTCCTTTTATCGTTTACGTCTTAGATAGTACTGATCCTTCGGATACGAAGAGCGGAGTGAGTACACTAGACACCGCAGCCTATGAGGTGATCGTGATCTCTGCGAGTTACGCTGAGATGGCTACAATATCCGACCAGGTGAGAGCGGCATTAGACAGATATACGGGCACCGTGAGCGGTGTAGAAGTTCAGAGTATTCAGTTCAACAATGTAGACACCGACTACGATCAGGAGAGCGCTAGATATATGGCGGGCCTGGATTTTAGCATTAGGATAAAACTATGAGAATAACATTAACCAAAAAGCTCAAGACAGAGAGCGGCAAAGTGTTGCCTTCAGGAATGGTCTTAGGAGTTACTAGAGAATACGGCTTGCAGCTTATTGAAGCAGGTAAAGCCGTTAATAACGAGGTTGAATCCTCACACGAAATAATAAAAAAACTTAACAAAGAATAATTATGCCTAGTACATCAGTAATGAATGGATCCCTCATGGGGGTTTATATCGGATCAACCTTGATCGCCCACAGCACAGAAGGAAGTATATCCCTATCAATGGATACAAGAGACATATCCTCGAAAGATTCGGCAGGAGCTAGAGCTCTTCTTGAAGGAATGAAAAGCGGAAGCATCTCAGTTTCAGCTCTTTATACCGAAGATTCCGCCTACGGAGCCGATGAATTATACACAGCTATGGCGGCAAGAACGCCACTCGCAGTGAAATTCAGCACCGAAGTATCGGGTGATCATTTTTGGTCAGCTTCTTCGTATTTAACGAGCCTAGAGGTATCAGCATCTACGGAAGATAATATGACTTTTTCGGCCACATTTGAACTCACTGGTGCTATTACTTATACAGCCGTTTCCTAATAATTAAATAACTCTCTCACAATGGTTAAACACGTAAAAATAGGAGGCGAAGAACGAGCTGTTAAGTTCGGATTCGCCGCCCTTATGGAATTCACTGAAGCCCTCGGTTATACGATGGCGGACCTAGACAATCTAGGCGAGAATATGAAGCTCAAGGATGCGATCTTTTTGGTTTGGTGCGGATTAAAGCACGGGGCAAGAGTAGAGAAAAATCCTTTTTCTTATGACATCGAGGAAGTAGCTGACTGGCTTGACGAAAAGCCTGAATCTATGGAGGAAGTTTTAAATGTGTTTAGCACAAGTTTTGGAGCAACAACAGAGGAAAAAAAGTAAACGGGGCCCCGGAAAATAATCCGGGCGCCCCTTTAACTTTTGACTATTACCAGGAACTCGCTCTTGGTCAGTTAAAATGGCACCCTTCTGCATTTTATGAGGCAACCCCTAGAGAGCTGGAAAACGCTCTGAAAGGTTTCTTCAATTTGCACGAAATAAAGCAGCAGCAAGCGTGGGAGCGCGAACGCTGGAGCACCACGGCACTGATCAACATCCAGCTCGGTAAGAATGATAAAGTAAAGCCCACTGACTTAATGCGTTTCCCTTGGGAAGCTAATGAGGTGAAGAAGCAGCTTAACAAAGAAGAAGCGAAAGCAATTTTAAGCAAATGGGAAAAAGACTAGCAAGTGTTAACATCAGCATCGGCGCAGACCTTAGAGGCCTCAGAAATGGTCTGAAGGTTGCTTCCCGTAGTTTGAAGAGATTTGGAGCATCAGCTAAAAGGTTGGGCTCTAGTATTACGAGGAACGTAAGTTTACCCTTCGCCCTTGCTGGTGCTGCTAGTGTTAAGATGTCTAGTGACTTAGAAGGTAGCTTCGGAAAGATTGAGAACCTTGTAGGTGTTACTGGTAAAGCGTTAGACAATTTTAAGAGAAGCGTAAGAGAAGTAAGTAGCGCGACAGGTCAAAGCCAGCAGGCGCTGAGTGAGGCGATGTTCACAATTTCCTCCGCTGGTCTTAGAGGAGCGCAAGCTACCGAGGTACTGGAAAGAGCAGCCAAGGCTTCAGCTATTGGCCTAGGTGAAACTCAGGAAGTCGCTCAAGCGCTTACCGGGGTACTACAGGCATACTCTAAAGAGAACTTAACAGCGGCAGAGGCCACCGATACCCTTACGGCAATCGTTCGAGAAGGTAACCTGGAAGCCTCTTCCTTAGCTCCTACTTTGGGGCGTATCGTTGGAATAGGTGCTCAGTTAGGCATAAGCTTTGAGGAGCTTGGGGCAAACATTGCAACCTTCACGCGTTTAGGCGTTCCCGCTGAGGAGGCCGTTGTAGGTCTTCGTGGTATAATGACGACATTTTTAAAGCCTACAACAGAGGCGAGATCCGCCTTAAGAGATTTAGGATTTAGTGCTGCCGAGCTTCGCGAGAAAATTGGAAAAGATGGTCTACAGTCTACCCTTGCTTTTCTTGTTAAAAGCTTGGAGGGAAATGATGAGGCACTCGCTAGCGTTTTTGGAAATGTCCGCGCCCTTTCCAATGTTTTAGGAACCGCAGGAGCGCAGGGAGAAACCTATGCGGAAGTATTAGAAAACATCAGCAACGCCACCGGCATAGTAGATAAAGGCTTTGAGAATGTTACTAAGGAATCCGGGTTTAAATTTAAGCAGACTCTAAACGAATTAAAAAACACAGGAATAGAGCTAGGCAATACCTTGCTTCCTTTAGTTTTAAAAATAACCAAATTTGTATCCGGTGCCGTCAAAGCCTTTAGCGGTTTAAGTAACGGGGCAAAAACCACCGGATTAGCTTTGATAGCCATTGTCGCTTTAAGTGGTCCAATCATTACGGCTATCGGTGCAATATCCACAGCCTTAGGGATTTTTGCCTCAGCCGCAGCCACTGCCTGGACCGCAATCTCCGGCCCTGTAGGGTTAACCATAGCCGCCATCGTTCTTTTAGGTATAGCAGTGTACCAATTTTGGGACATTATTCGCCCGGTATTGGTAGGGGCGATTAATTACTTTATAGACTTATACAACGAATCTGACGCTTTTCGAGCCATTATAGAAGGTTTAAAGCTTACCATAAATAATACTTTTCTATTTTTCGGTAAAGCGATTAGCGGCATTAGCGCTGAGTTGATAAACTTAGGCGACTTGCTTATAGGTATTTTCACTTTTGACTGGGACAGAGTTACCGCCGCTATGGATAAATTTGGCGATGGTTTTGTAAAAGATATGAAGGCCTACTTTGAAGAGGCCAGCGCCGCAGGAGATGCCGCAATAGCTAAGATTACCACCCCTAAAGACAAAATAGAATTTGTAACAGAAGAGGGACTTCAAAAGGGAATAGATGGCTTCGTAGAACCAGTGAAAAAAGCCTGGGAATCTATAAAAGGAATGTTTTCTTTTGGAGGAACTGG